GCCCAGCAGTTGCGACAGATAGGCGCTGGCTTCCATGGATCAGGCCCAGGTGACGGTGCCAAGCACCGCGATTGTGCCCGCAGGCAGCACGATATCGGCGGAGGGTGCCACCAGCAGATGCGCCACTTCCCCCAGCGCGCCGCTGATGGCGGCCGAGATGCGCGATACGCGGATGGTGCCGCCGGGCTCTGCTTCCCGCACAAAGAAATCAGCCAATTCGGCCAGCACCGCTTCGCGGATGGCAGCACTATCCACCGCCAGATCAATCGTCAGCGCCACGGCATGCGTTGCCGGGGCGAAGGCCGTCACCGCAGCCGTCACGGGCCGGCGCAGGTTCAACGCGGCCTGCACCGCCGCCACCAAGGGCGCGGCAGGAATGGCGCCACCGGTGGTGACAAAGGCCACGCCAACCGTGCCGGCGCCCAGCCAATTCGGATAAACCCACACGCGTTCCACACCCGCGACAGCCAGCGCCCAAGTCACATAATCATTGCTGGCACCACCGGCAGGCGGGGATTGAATACGCTGCAACAGCCGCGCGCGCAGCGCCGCGTCGCTTTCCGCATCGGCGCCAGCGGCAAGGCCACCCACGGCCACGGTCGCGCTGGGCGCAATGCCCGCCACCGGCGCCACCAGCGCCAGGCTGATCCCGGCCTGGCTATTGCCAGCCGCGCCCGCCACACGCGCCACCACATTGCCCGTGCCGCTGCCGCCGCCGGCGATGGTCACATCCGCCGCCAGCAGAAAGCGCGCATCATCATTCCGCCGCAGCTCAGTGCCCGCGGGCACCACCGCGCCCGCCGTACCGGTGAAGGTCACGCTGCCCAATGCCGCCGTGGCGGCGATGCGCGTGATGCCCCAAATGGCCGCGTGCCGCGCCAGCACTTCATCTTCCGCCGTATCGGGCAGAATTTGCAGCGCGGCCCATTCAATGTGGCTGTGCAATTCATGGCTGGCGATGGCAATGGCGCGCACCAGCACGTCTTCCATGCTGCGCCGCAGCCGCGCATCCGCACCGGGCAGCGCCACCGCAATTTCGGCGCCCATGCGGTTGCGAATTTCAGCGGGCGAAGGGCGGGCAAAGGGCATGATCAGAGCCTCATCGTGAATTGGCTGGTTTCAATGCCGCTTGGTGTGGCGATCCGCACCGCAAGGCCAAGCACGCCACGCGCCACCCATTCGGCGGTCACCGAAACATCGGTGGCCAGCGCGGCATCCACCAACCAGGCCAGCGCTTCATTGGCGTAGTCTTCCGCGCGGCGGCGGGTTTCTTCGGTTTGCTTTTCACGCCGCAGCAGCCACAGCCGCGACCCGTAGCGGTCTTCCGGGGCAAAGGCATCGCCCAGCCAACCGCGCCGATCACCCTCCGCACCATCATCAGGCCGCGCGCGGGCATCCGTGAACAGCGAAAGCACCACGGCGGTTTGCAGCGCCGCTTCATTGGCCAGCGCGCCGGTTTCAGCCAGCGCCAAATCCGCCGCACCCACGGTGCTGTTCCATTCCAGCGCGATCATGGCGCCATGGGCGGGCTGGCGCCCGGCCCCCCGCCATGGGTGTGGCTATTGTAATCCGCGCGCATGCCATTCATGGACATGCCACCGGAAGCGGCCTGGTCGCGGATATCGCCCATCACATCCAAGGCGCCGGTCACTTCCACCAAAGGCCCTTCCAGCGTGATCTTAGTGTCTGCTTTGATGCTGATTTCATCGCATTCAATTTCGATCTTCCGGTCCGCCTTCAACAAAATGCGATGGCCGGATTGATACGAATAGATGCAGACATCGCCGGGTTGCAGCCCGGTTGGGCGGTGGCGCTGATCATCCACACCAATGATCACCGGATGGTCGCGGTTGCCGCCCACGCACACCACAAGCACATTCGCCCCAGGCAGCGGCACGGCGGAAATCCCGTACTGCTGGATGCGTTCCACATTGTCCCGCACTTCGCCCGCCAGCAGCGTCACCTGGCTGCGCTGCAAGCCATCAGCATCATTCACCGGGCCAAGCGTGCCACGGCCAATGGCCAGCATCACGCGGCGCTGAAGGGGGGCGATGAAGCGCTTCATATCATCCAGCGTCATTCGGCCACCCGCTTCCAGGCGTCATTCTCATTGGCGCGGGTTTCGATCTTGGTCTCGAAAGGCCCACTTTCGCCGCCGCCGCCGCTTTTGCCGGGCTCCGGCAGCAGGGCATAGGCATCCACCGGCGCCACCTGCAATTCGGTCACGGTGCCCTGTTCCGTCAGGCTGAACGTCACGTTTGAGATCAGCAATTCGCGCTTCAATTCCAGGAAGGCATCTTCCACCCACGCCTTTGTATTAGGCAGCCACAGATTGCCCGAGGATCCGCGCCAGCCCGGCACGGTGTAGCGCACGCGCCGAGACTTGCCCGCCGCCACCCGCACTTCATGCGCCGCGCGGTCCTGAAAGGTCACGCCTTCGCCCTGCGCTTCCGCCAAAATCACCTTCGGGCGGTGGCGGATAATGTCTTCATCAGTCGCGCGCGCTTCGCCCTGGCTGGCGGAAGTCTCGCCCTGCGCCTGGCCGCGCACCACAACCACATCATGCCGTTCGGCCACGTCAAAACTGCCATTGGCGCGCAGGATATTGCCATCCTTGCCGCCCAAGCGCAGCGCGCCGGCGGCTTCGCCACCTTCGCCAGCGCGCGTCAGGATCAGCGTGCCCAGGCCATCGCCGGTCGCGATCACCGCGCGTTCGCGTGCGGCCCGCGCAATCGCTTCCCAGGCAGCTTCGCCGGGCTGAATGGAAAAGCGCGGGAAGGCTTTGCCAAGGTCCGCTTCCGCGCGCACCGTGATGCCATAGGGTTCCGCGATGCGCCGCGCGGCTTCTTCCAGGCCGATATTGGCCCATTCATACGGCCCATCCACCGTAGCGGCGCAATCCACCAGATCAGCGGTGCGTTCGCGGCCACGCACCGTCAGCGTGTGGTTCGTGGCGTCATAGGCGACTTCCAGCGCATCCAGGAAGCCTTCGACCACGGCTTCACCTTCCAGCGTGAGCGTGAATTCCGCACCTGGGCGAATGCTGCGCGCGATCTGCGCGGCGTCTTCCGCACCGGCCCAGCGTTCCGCCATCTCGATGCTGATTTCCGCCGCCGCCGCATCCAGCCCAAGGCTGCATTTCATACTGCGCCAGCCGCGATAGGTCAGGCCATCCACGGTCAATTCTACGGTGGCGGCAATGGCGGCGCTCATACCAGCACCTCAATGGGCGCAGCCGCAGGCACGAAGCCCGGATGGCGCACGCGGTTGCGCGCGGAAAGCGCAGCACCACGGCCAAACACATCGGAAAGACTATCCCCATCCAGCCGATACGCGATCAGCGTGGCAGGCATCACGCCCGGCAATTCAAGCCGCTTGATGCGCGGCAGGGGCGCCGCACGCTCAGCCAGGTCAGCGGCACTGGCGGCGCGCAGGGCCACCAGGCGCTGCCACACCGCATCCCAGCCCGCCGCCGCCACGCGGTCCGCCGCCGCCGCCAGCGCATCGGCAACCTTGTCCCGCGCGGCCATGGCATCATCGCGCGAAGCCCAGGGCACCGCAGCGGCGGCGCGGGCAAATTCGCCGGCAAACATCGCCGCCGCCAGCACGCCCAGGCCTTCATTCGCCGCCACCAATTGCTGGCGCGCGGGCGTTGTGGCGGGGGCTGTGGGCGCCTTCACTAATTCTTGGGCATTCAGTGCATCCAGCGCGGCAAAGGCAGCCTGCGGCGCAGCATCCGCGCCCTTGGTCAGTGCCGCACGCCCACCCGCCAGCGCAGATACATCCCGCGCGGCGCTGGCCACCGCCAGCGGCACTGCCGTATCGGAAACAATCGCCGCATCATTTATGGTCGAAAGCGCGGAAACACTGCCCGCCGCACCGCCCACCAGGCCAGCATTGGAAAGCGCGCCTTGAATGGCGCCGGCAATGCCCATCACGCTGGCCTTGAAGCTTTGCACAATGAAATCCGCCGCCGCGCGCATGAAGCGATATTCCGCATAGGCCGATTGCGCGGCAGTCAGCAGCCGGTCCGCCTCATCGAGCACTTCGCCCAGGCTATCAATGCCAAGCACCGGCGCGGGCTTGGTGCCGGCCTTTTCCACGCGCAGCGAAACCCGCGCCACGCGCGCCTGGTTCACATCATCCGTGATGCGGCAATCCAGCACCACCACGCGCATCGCCCCCAGCCAGGGGTGCAGCAGCGTCGCGGGTTCAGGGTCTGCCGCGGCGCGGGCAAAGGCGCGGCGTTGCAGCACCACATCGGGGCCAACCAACAGGCCTTCGATGGTGAAGCCGCGCGTCTTCGCGCCAAGGTCTTCATGCCAGGGTTCATCCCGGCCCGGGAATTCATGCGTCACCCAGCGCCGGGTGGCATTTTCTTCCGAAGACTGCACGTAAAACAGTAGGCCGCGCAAAGCGCCAGGCCGCATATTGGCACCCACCCATGGCAGGGCAGAGGCAAGGCCGGCGATGCTGGTCAGGGCTTCACTCATGGTGTGGCCAGCATCCCGCGCCGCACATTCAGCGCCATGCCATCATCCGCGCCGCGTTGCGTGACGGATACCCCGAAGCCCTCAGGCGCGCGGATTTGCACATCAAGCCCCGCTTGCAGGCGGACATCATTGGCCGGGGGCATCACGCCACCACCCGCGCCATCCGGCAGGGCATTATCGCCATAGATGGATTGTCGACGCAGGCCATTGCCCCGGCCCGCATCACGCGGCGAAGGCGCGGCGGGGGCGCTGCTGCCGCCGCTGAAACCCAGGCGGTCCGTCACCCAACTCAGCGCATCCCGCACTGGCTGGAAGTAGCCCAGGACATCGGCAAACACCTTTTGAATGGTGCCGCCGATATTGGTGAAAACTTGGCCTACGCCATTCCAGGCATCGATAATGAAATCAGCCAAGCCACCAAAGATGCGCTGTGCTTCCTGCATCTGTTCGGAATTGAGGAAGTTACGGAAGGCGTCACCAAGCCTCGACCAAAGCGCCTCAACCTTGTCCCAGTTCTGGTACAGCGCCACACCAAGCCCAGCGAAGAACGCCGTTGCCGCGATGAACCAGCCAGCCGGGGTCAGCAGCAGCGCCACCGAAAGTGTTGTCATCGCCGCAGCAAGCGAAGCCAAGGAGGTGAGAAGCCCACCTGAGAGTGCAAGCGCCACCGCGGCAAGGAAGGTTTCAAGGCCACCGAAGCGCTCCACCACCGGCGCCAGAACCCGCGAAACACGCTCAAAGACATTCGAAAGTCGATCAATGACCCCCGGTGTGTCCTCGGTTCCCACCACGAATTGGCGCACCGCTTCAAAGGCGCGCGTGATGCCTGCGCCGATCTGCTGCGCCCATTGGTCAAGGCGGCCATCTTCCTTCAGGCGCTCCACCCACGCCAGAATGTCTCTCAATTGCTGCTCAAGAAACTGGAAAGGTCCGGCTTCGGCTATCGTGCGCGTGAAACTGGACCAGGCGTCTTTCACATTCGAAAGCAGGCCGTCCCACTGATCCATGGCCTTTTCCATGGCACCAGGCGCCATGCCATTCCATGCGCGCGCCACGGTTGCCATGATGCCCGCGCGATTGTTCTTATCAATCGTCGCCCGCATCTGCTTACCGTCTTGCTCCCACTGCATCACAATGGCGCGGCCTTCGGTGCGCGCCTGGATGCCGAAGCGTTCAATTGGGTCCAATTCGCCACGGCCAGCCGCCGCCATCGCCGTAATGGCCTGGTCAAGGCTGCTTTCGAACGTGTGGGCGGCATTGCCGGCGCCGCGAAGCGCAGCGTCAGCAGCCGCGCCGCGGACCCCAAAGGTTTGCAGCGCCACACCGGCGCGGACCACTTCCGCAACACTGAACGGGGTTCTGGTCGCGAATTGCGTCAATTCATTAAGCCGCGTCTGCGCCGCTTCCGCGCTGCCCATCACGGTTTCTAAGGTTGTCCGATAGCGCTGAAAATCCGCCGCACCGCGCACAAATTGCTGATTGAACAGAAACGCACCACCCGCCGCGCCGATCGCCAGCTTGGCACTCAGCCCCGCCACCGCGCCCGCCGCATCCCGCGCGCGCCCGGCAACATTGCCCAGCGCACCGGCCAGCACACTGGCGCCACTCACATTCGAAAGCCGCTGCGCCGCCTGGCCCACCGCCAGCATGCCCGCCGCAATGCCACCAAGCCGCGCCTGCAAGGCAGCCAAGGGCTGCGATGCGCGGTCAATCGCTTCGATCAGGATGGATAGCCGGAGGGAACCCGACATTTAATTCATTACCTCGCGGCCATGCGGCGGTTCCATTCCACCGCGCGGTTGGTCAGGAACCGAAGTTCTGCGGCGCTCCACCGCTGCCAACCGGCAGCGAGGCCGAAGGTGCCCCAGACAATTTCGCAGCATTCTGGCCAGTCTCCTGGCCACGCTGCAAAAAACTGGTCGCGACCTCAGAAATCGCGAAGAAGTCGTCAACCGAAAGATCATCCACCTGCGCGCGCGTCAGGCCGGAACACCGCGCGGCCAGCGCCAGGATCATGCTGCCAGTGCCACCTGCACCGCCCGCATCCATCGCCGCCGCCATATCGCCCGCGCGCGGTTCGCGGAAATCAATCTCCGCAATGCGATGCACTTCCGCGCCGGTATCGGTGCTGCGCAGCACAATCGGTTCCTTGAGCGTGATCTTGATGGAGGCGCGCATCACAGCACTTCCTCAGCCGCAGGGCCTGAGAATTTGAGCGTGACGTTTCCGCCTTCGCCATCCTTCATCGTCGGCGTATCGGTCAGAAACGCGTCGTTGATCACGTAGCGCTGGCCCGTGTCGCATTCGAAAATCAGCGTCACGCCGGCCATGTTGCGGAAGGTCTCCAGCGACATGCCGCTGCGCAGGCTGGTTTCGCATTCGACCATGGCCGGCATGGTTTCTTCTGACCAGCCAACCACGCGCCCAACCGTGACGGGGTTGCGCTTGGTGCCACCCACATCCAGGCTGGCGCCCTTCGCGCTTTCGATCACCCGCCCATTGACGCGAATGGTCGCGCGGCCCAGGAATTGCGGCATGTCGCTTTCTCCTCAAATTACAGCAGGAATTCGATTTGCGCGGCCAGCACGCGGAATTGGTTCACCAGGTCGGGCGGCAGCAGCGCATCCACGCGGTTCGGGTCGCTCTCGCTCCGCACCACAATGATGTCCTGCTTGAATTGATCCACGCCTTCCACCAGGCCAGCCGCTTCCCATTGCTTGAACCTCGCGACAATTTCAGCCTTCAGCGTCCCCGGCGTCACCACATTCTGCCCGCGGGCGAAGGCCGTGCCGTCATTGGCCAGCTTATGGCGCGGGAAACGCAGCGCGATCATGGTGCGCAGATCGTAGCGGATGTAAGACAGGGTCTTGACCGTCTCGATATCCAAATAGCTGATGTCTTCCGCGCCGGATGGAGCGGTCTGGTAGGTAGTGGTCACGCGTTCCACAAACACCTGGCCGGCCTCATTCACCCGGAAGGTGCTGATGCCATCGCGCAGCAACAACTCCCGTTCCTGGAAGGTGAAGCGCTGGCTGATCAGCGGCGCCACCACCGTCGGCAATTGCAGGGTTTGCACCGGGCGCGCCGGGTCAATCGCCAGCGCCGGGATGCAGATGCTGGCAAGCTGCGCGGCCCATTCCCAAGGCGGCGTGGGCGAACCGCGCATGCCGATGATGCTGACATTCGGCGAATTCCGGCCCGTGCCATAAGTTGTCAACGTGCCATGCGCGCCGGAAAGCCCGGCCCAGCCATGGCCATCACGCTGGACCAGCGGACCCCAATTGGTGGCCATGCGCGCTTCAAGCGCGGCCATATTGGTGGCATCCGTCCAGGGTGTCACAAAATCCGTGAACCAGGTTTCCGCCACCGCATCCAGCGCGGTGGTCACCACCGGGTTTTGCGTGCCGGAAGCCATGGCAGTGATGGCCAGCGTGACGCCGGCGGGCAGCACGTCCGTCGCCAGGAAGGAATGGCGCACATCAATCGCATTGCCGATTTCGCCCTTGTGGCGCGCGGCCAGCGTCACCGTGGCGGTGGTGACCGTGCTGGTAACCGGCAAATCAAGCGCGGCGTTGATGGCCACATTGATGGCCGTGGCAATGGCCGCCGCCGCTTGGCCGGATGTGACCGTCACTTCCACGCGGCGCCCGCCGATCATCAGCGCGATTACGCCTGTTGCGGTGGCAGTGCCGGTGACCACGATGGTGCAGGTGGCGGCAA